CTCATACTCATTCTTTGTGAAGTATTGTTAAACAGGTCAAGGAAATGTCCATATTCCTTACCTCTTATTCTCAATATAGTTTCAGCTTGTACGAGGAAAGTATGAGGTGCTTTACTTTCATCATAAAGTTTAAAATGGTACTTCTTCATCAAAATAGTCCTTATCTTCTTTTTGGTTACTAATATCCTCAACGACAGGCATAATATCCTTATCATTAAGTTTCTTCTTAATGGTGCGTATAGACTGATAATCATTCAGCATAATATAAAGCTCCTGCAACGTATAAAATTCCTTAACATCTTTATTCGTTGCTTTCGCCACCTGTAAATCATCACGACTCTTTACAACACCAAAAACTTTTTCTCCATCTTTCTCATATATCCATGTATCAGCACTAGGCCATAAATTCTTTTCTCTAATCTCATTAGCTATCGCATCGAGACCTCTCATACATATCTCTGCCCGGTTTTTTATTTCTTTTTCTGCGTCTTTATTTTTCTCATACATTTGGATAGTTACTTGAAACTTATATAATGCCTGCCTGAACCTCTCTGCAATTTCTTCATCTACCAAATCCAAATAGCCAAACACCCCAAACAAATCATCAAGTTCTCGCTGCTTGTTCACATAGTCCAAAATATACCGATAAAACCGATGGCTCTGATATGCCTGATAACCCACATAACCCTTACCAAAAAAATCTTCTGTTTCCATCATTTTTCTAAACACCCCATATGCACGAAATTCGTCCATACAGACGATACATGTTCAAACGCATATGTATGTATGTATGATATGTAAGACCCTTATAGGGGTCTTCCATACATACCATAAATAACATACTTTGGCACAATATATGTATGTAAGAAATTAACCCCTTTTTTCTTTCATACATACTTTTTATACCCCACACATTCCATCACATTCGTCCAATAAACTATACTGATTTTTGTCATCTTCTTGCAATATTGCAGTCCTTAATGGTGTGCAAGATCGGTGCACAAATATCTCATCATCAGTCTTTGTTCCTGTCCTAATTTTGTCGTCAAATGCAACTGCTTTATCCCATTCTTCAGGGTACTCATTCTTTAGCATTGTCCATTCTTTATTAGTCTTGTATGGGCAGTATATACAAGCAGATCGAGGCAATTTTCTATTGTATCGCTGCCCAAACCACTCTATGCAGTCTGCTCTGCTCATATTTTGCTCGACCAATGGAAAGACGTTTTTTACCCAAGTAATGTGGTTTTCTTTCATTCTTACTATCTCATCAGTAGATATTCCCATAAGCAACTCTACTTCTGTACCTTTTTTGCGTTTTTCTCCTTTTTTAAGTCCTAATAGGTCTCTAATTTTCTGATGTATTGGTCTGATCTTATAATTGCCTGTGCATTGCCTTTGTAAGAGTCCTTTTTTGCCTGTCAGGGCATTTTTGGTGTAAAAAGGTATCTCAACATACTGAAATCTGCTTTTACCATCTACAACGTCTATGGTGTCTTGTGTGAGATCTCCTTTACTAATTATATATACAGGATATGACAGTTGGGACTGCAGCCACTCTAGGTGTTCCATAACTTCTTTCGGTTCTGCCATAGTATCTGCAAATATGGCACAATCTACTTTTGGTAACTCTCCATTCTCGATCATTAATGCCAATGTTGAGCTCTGCACTCCTGCTCCCAATGATAATATTCGTAATTTCATCTTACACTCCTGGTTTTATGTCGCCAACTTCGATAATTTTGACCATAGTTTTTGGTCTATAACTTTTCGGCTCGACAACAGTTAATGATACTTCTTTCTCGACTAAAACACCTGACTTTAACCAGGTGGTTAGCATACTTCTAATGCGTGTGCGTGTCGATGGTGCGTCTATGTCCATATCTAAAAACTCTGCCATAAATTGCTGCACCGATATTTTATATTCGTTCTGTTTGGTCGCTATATGAGACATAAGGTATCGTTCTTCTGATCTGATTGCGTCCCAAAGCATACCACATTTCTCAACACTAATTCCGTCAAATGCTGTCGGCACATTATATTTCTCGACTACGGCCACCCAATCGCTGTTTGGTATTTGCACACCGATTTTCTTGTACCATTGCTTCTTTATCAAGAGGTCTTGATAGGTTGCTTTTACCTGCAGGCTCTATCTTGAAGTAATCGACATACTTCTCTATGCCGAGCTCCTCTCCCTCTCGTTTGCTCATATTTCTTAAGACACGACCACTTCGAGACCCTGCTATCAGCGATGAACCACCACGACTGTCTTCAATGGTTGCTTCCTGCCCGGACTGTAATTTCCTTGTGTGGTGGACTAGTTCGACCGAACAGTTACCCTTGTCTGCGAGTGCAGCAAGTTCGTTTGCTAAGTTTCTGAAATGTTCGACACTTTCCTGTGATGATATGACGGCAGCAAGTGGGTCAATTACGATGAGATCTATTTTATTCTTCTTTATCGTGTCCACTAATTCTTGGAACATCATCTCGTTTATCAGTCCCTCATTGCCTGCCATAAGTGTCATGTTCGTTCTGCGACCACTACCATAATACAGATTGCTAATATCTTCCTGTGGTATCTCGTAATACTGACATAGGGCCAAGATTCTTCTTTGCACTTCTTCGAGTGGGTCTTCAGCATTAAAGTACATGACTTTGCATTTTTGGTTCGGCTCAATTCCGAGTAGTGGTTTGCCTGTAACCATTGCTAATACTTCGGTCATAACGAGGGTGGATTTACCGACCCCACCAGGTGCAACAGTCACACTATAATAATCTTTCACATAATGATTGCCGTATAGAAATTCTCTTTTAGGGTGAGTAAGGGGGTCTACATATGTCCATTGTAAAAACATATCGTGGACATCGACAGAAGTATCAATTAGGGAGTTGATTGATTGTCTTTCTGTACCCGTAAACCCCTTACTACGAGCACCCTCGATAGCCACGTTAATTTCCCTTGTCGTGTCATCGAGAGTGTAACCACTTAAGGTTATATCAGATAATGCTTGGTGGATTTCATAGTCGGTGCGACCTCTTGCTACAAGAGATGCTACGACCCTTATCATATTGTCGTGCCAATTATTACCTGCCTTAATCTGCCTAATACTGTTCTCGGTATCAATACGTTCTCTCTGTGTGAAATCATCGAAATTGATACGAAATTCGGGGTGGGTCTTATATGGAAAAAACTTTTTAAGTGCCTGTATGGTCTTTATATCGCTTCGAAAATTCTTAAATTCGGATAATTCGACCACTCTGCCGTCTAATTCTTTCTTTTTGTTCGGATAGTTGACTGTGCCTGCTAGTCGCATAATTCTGCTTGGATTGTTCACCACCGGGTCACTATGTAACTTCTCAGCAATACCTCTTTGTACTGTCGACCAAGTTTCCATATCCTTAATCGGTTTATCGAGTTCGTAATAAATATGACCACGTTTTGGTTTCTGACCTGTNTAGACTCCGAAGTTGCCTTTTACATCTCCTGTCGACACCTTATTATACTGCATGACNGATTCTTCTGTATCGCANTCNCAAAAGCAGTAAAACGATGCTANGACATCTTCATCTCTACTTGCTCTGCCATTACTGTTCTTACTGATTGGATTGACTGTAACNTATACATTGTATTTTTCTGCGTTGTACCTTGTTGCATATTTTATNGCTGCCTGCATCTGCTCTTGTGTAAATTTCTTCCAAGCAGGCATGGCCTGTTCTTTTATGCACCGAATTTCAAAATAAGCATCTTCTCCTAACTCACCCCATCGTGATGTTAGTTTCTTCAAATGCTTTTGTATGTCTCCCTCATTATACTGCATCTTATCCTCATTGTTTCTTATGAAATACTTGGTAGTCTTGGTTGCACTCTAGGCAAGTGTACAGAGTAAGATAGTCTGCACGTTCATCTTGTAATTTGCAATCGCCTACTTCCATAATATTTCCACCACATTCACATATTCTGTCCGTCACCTGTGGAGAGGTAACAATTAACTCTCCATCAGGTGTCGTGACTATTGTTACTTTTTTAGAACTCAGGTTCTTCATTAGCAACTGTATTTCCTAACTTCGCTTCGAGAGGGAATGGACGTTCCACCCAATCCACTACTTCTAAGATAGGAAACGAGGTTTGTGTGCCGTTCTTAAACTTCATCACTTCTGCTTTTGTCATTTTAACTACAGGTAGCTTTCCGTCTGCTTTGTCGCCAAACTGACCTGCTAGTTTTTTAAATGCTTCCATGATGCCGACACCTGTTTGTCTCCACAAATAAATCTTTTTATCTGCATAGCAATCGATCTGCAAACCTTTTTTCCATTCATCGCCTGGTCTTTCTTCCCAATCCACAAGATTGTGATTCCATTTATACTGCGTTGAACTTCCGTCATACAGACCCCAACCTGTTCGCATGTAGTAGATGTCCATTACGACTCCATCTTTCTTAAATGCGTCTAGTACGTTTTTTTCTCCATTGTCACTTACATAGAAACTTGCAGGTGGTATCTCACCATCTTGCGTACCTCTACTTGTGAAACTTAGGAAGCCGTCAAAACTGCTGCCGTTGTCTCCATCGTTAAAACTAATTTCAAACTTCATGTTGTTTGCTCCTTTCTAAATAATATTTTTTAATTTTCATGCTTTCTTTGTTTTTGACTTTTCTGATTTGTGATTGCACTTCAAAAATATCATCAAATGCAAACACCAAATCTCCCAAGTCTTCTTTGGTACACCAGGTCTTATATCCGACCTGTATGAGCCAATCTAACATTTCTTGCATACTCATAAGTTCAAGGTCTACTTCGTAATATAGAGCCTTTTTATGTGACAGTGTTAAGTTATCATTAAACTGCCACTCTCCCCAATTTAGAGGATAGAAATTACCCTCATGTTGGTCTATGTTGGGCAAGTCTACCCAATTCCATTCTTTCATAATTATTTTACTCCTTATTATTATAAAAGTTTTTAAGTGCGTTCTGATCTGTCCAATGGTAGGTATCCTGTATTGGGATAGCTGCCCTTGCCTGCTCAGGACTTAACAAATCACAAAACGTATCCATCTGTTTGATGATATGTTTTGCTTCATTCATTATGCCAACTTCATCGCCATCTTCTAATAATGAGGCACGATTTTTACTGACATAAAGAAACCTTACTTGATGGTTACTACGAGCTGTTTTGTAAAATGCTCTTTGTAGTTGATGGTCAAACGACATCTTAGATGGTACTTGGTGTGTCGTTTTCAAGTCAATAATCTGACCATTAGGAAAAACGAGATCAAGATAACCTATGCCTTTTATTGACCAATCTTCATCAGCAATTTCAATTTCAATTTCTTCTTGTTTGCCGTCTACAAATTCAGGTACTCCAAAATCTGCTAAGGCATCACAACTCATTTGTATCATCGGCTCAAGAACTTTGTATTCTCTCTCAGACTTATCATCGAAGATAAAATGCTTTTCTTTAAACTTTGTTTGGCAGTCTTTAATGGCCTGCTCAATATCTTTCTTTTGTGTTAGCACTTCTACTACGGCATCTTCAACGTAGATACCTCTCCACATAGCAGGGCTGCCTGATTGTCTCTTACCGAATCCATAAGTACAGGTAAACATACTTGGACTGTTACGAAACAGGCATATTTTTGATGGACTGACGTGGGGTAAGAAACCTTTTTTAAGTTTTACCCACTTTTCAATTCCCGGTAGATTTTGCATCTTTTCTCCTTTGTTTTTGTTTCTGCTTGTTTTGCTCTCTAATTCTCATACGTTCCTCGAAGTAGAAAGAGCTGATACTTACCTCGTGGTTCGTTTCTTTGATTATTTTCATCATCATATCAAATCGAGGTATGACGATCTTGCCATTACTGTCCTTGCCCATATATCGGTATAACATCGCTGTTGTAATACCTAACTTCTTTGCAAAATCTTTTGGCGATATGTCGTTTTCTTCTAAATAGTTTCGTAAATTCATTAAAACCTTACTCCCAAGTTTATTTTACTGTTCATTTGTTTTTGTACGACTTTCTCATTGTTAAAATGGGTGTATATGTCGTCTGTTATACTTGACCCAATTTTATGGCCTATCATCATTTGTAGGCGTTCGTGGTGTGCCTTACTGTATTCATCTCCGAAACTATCTCGATACGAACACACATAATGTCTTCTAAACGCATGAAACGTAAACCCTCTTGGGTCAGCTCCGTATGGAAATGGATATTCTGCGTGGTCTTTATATAATTCATAGACTTTTTTCCATAATGCTATGTATCGTTTGTATAGTGCTACATAACTTGGTTTCTTACCTGTTTGGGTTGTTATCACATACTCCCACAAACCATCTTCGTATTCTACTGATGGTTCGTCTAACTGTGTAATCCTTTTTTTCTGTTCGAGAATTTTTGCAACATATAGGGGATTGATGTCCATAAGTCTAAATTCGTCCTTGACAGACTTTCCACCAACATTGATTTTTGAGTTTTTGATACGCATATAAGCATGGTCTTTATCTTTGAGGTTTATATCTATCCATTTAATGTTTTGGACTTCATTGATACGACCACCTGTGATTGCACAGAATAATATGAGTAATTTATCTTGTGGTGTTTCTGCCACTTCATACAGTCTTGTAATGGTGTGATGTTCAGACGGCACGTCATTATGTGACTCGAAGAAATGTTTTTGTTTCTTCTCTTTTTGTGGCACTTGTTTTGGTTTGATTGTTTTAAAGACATTGTGTTTGATGTCTGCAAGATCATATCTAATGAGATAATCAATAACTTGCTGCATTTTCTTACGCACACGATTGGACTTATCTGCCGTATAGTCATTCGATACATTGTCGAGAATCTTCTCAATATGTCCAATTCTGTTATCGACTATATCTTTATCTTTAAAGTATTTCTTGGCGACACCAAGTAGGTATTTGTCGTCTTTATAGGTAAGTGCAGTTGCCTTATCTTTACGGAACTGTAAATAGTGTTCTATGTAATTATCCATGATTTTCTCCCTTAATATTATTGAGTATATGTGTAATGACTGCGATTGTCCAACCATTCCCAATCATCTTGTATCTTTGGGTATTGGATACACCCTCTGTATAGTTGTCAGGTAGTGTCTGCAGACGTTCACATTCTAATGGTGTCAGCTTACGATAATGTAATCCTCTTACCAAATGATGGTTCTGTTCCCAAGCTGATGGTGTGATAGTNGGTGTTTTATCATCAAGCTCTGTGATAGCACCTTTATTCTTACCTCTTGGTCTTTGCAATAATGCCACTTTAGGCTCTGTGTTACCACCACCATGTGCATTAAGTGTCGGACTCTTGCCGTTCGGACTGTATATTCTTTTTAATAAGTCGTGTCCGTTTATATCCGATGCACTTCCGACTTGGATAGGTTTACTAACATAACCCTCTGTATGACCTTTCCACATAGTTGCTCTCAATGTGTTTGACTTTCCCTCTATACTTTTTACGGAGTCAATACGTTTCTTATCGTTGTAATTTCCATGCAACCATTTTGGTAATTCTTCAAACTCTTGAAAGTCGTCAAATCGTTCTAAAATATCAGCAAGAACAATCCCTCTCTCAGTTGGTTGTTCAATGTTTGGAATGTTTGTCCAATATAAACGCACCCTATTCTGTGCAGATACGAGTGAACTGTTAATCATAATAGGCTCAACACCGAGATGTTCTGTTATGACATCTTGGTATTCTTTTTTCATGCGTACATTCTCAAGCAAGAAGTATTTTGGTTTGCACTCTTTCAACACACGAACAAACTCAAAGAATAATGCAGAACGTGGGTCGTTAAAGTTCAACTGTCTGCCTGCAAAGCTAAACCCCTGACAAGGACTGCCACCGAGTAGTAGATCAATTTGTGGTAGATCGGCAGCTTTAACTGTTCGCACATCTCCAATATGTTTGGTGTTTGGGAAATTTTTTCGTGCAATCTTGATTGCGTATTTATCAATTTCACTTGCGTAATATGCGTCAACAGTTATGCCACATTCTTTTAAGGCCTGTTGACCACATGACATTCCGTCAAATAAACTTAAAACTTTCATTAAATGCTCCCTGTTTATACTATAAGTATAGTATTATACTAATAATATACACACCACAAGCATTATTTCTTGTTTTTAATGTATTTTTTGTATATTCTACTCAGACCACAATTAGAGGGGGAATCAATGACAAATTCACGACAGATTGGTGCGAGTTTTGAGAGAAAGATAGCTAATATGTTATTCGATGAACTTGGCATCACATTTAAAAGAGATTTAGAACAATATCGAGAGACTAATCATGGCGATTTGGTTTGCTATGAGATGGACTTTCCGTTCGTAATTGAATGTAAGAGGAGAGCAAAAGGAACGACCTATGCAACAGAATGGTGGGAACAAGCTGTTAGTGCTGCCAAAGCATCAGACAAACTGCCTGTACTGATTTATCAGTTAATGCGTTCGCCTATTCGTTGTGTGGTTGATTTGAATGTTATAATCAAAGCATTTGATGGGAAAGAAGTTGGGCATCAGAACTTAGTAGAGATGCCATTTGAAACATTTTGTATGATAGCGAGGGAAATGATAAATGACGAGTAGAGGATTTATAAAACCAATGGTTTATCTTGGGTGTCCGTATTCTTTAGACGGCCAAGCAACCGACAAGCAAATGACCAGGCGATACGAACAGGTCACCAGGTGTGCAAATATTCTGTTTAGAACAGGATTAAATGTTTATTCACCGATTTCGATGCACCACAATATTCAGCAGCACAAACATATTAAGATGACCACTCGTGAATGGTTGCAGTTGGATTTTGAGTATTTAAGGCATTGTGAAATGCTTTACGTTTTGAAACTTGATGGGTGGGAAAAGAGTTTGGGATTGATCTCAGAGATTGAGTTTGCACAAGAGATGAAAATACCGATTGTATATATCGAGCCTAACAAAGAAATATTAGGTTGAATGTGCTAAAAAAATTTGGTAAGATTATAGTATAGGTGTTTGTCATAACCCTATATTAATTTTAACATAAACACGCAGATGAGAGGGGTCGAAAGACCCCTTTTATGTTAGAACGAGACAATCAATATCATCAGCACGACAAGTGCTACAAACTTACCCTTAATATTTAGTTTTTTACAACCACAACCACAACCATTGTCGTATAGACTGCTTGTTGCTGTTTTGATTGATGAAGTTAGTTTGTTTATAAAGTTCATGGTTTTCTCCTATTAATAAAGTGTGTATTTTTTGCCATCAAGGACATTGCTGATTGCAGGCCCAAAACGTCTTTGTATTTCAGGTGCAAATAATAATCCCATTGGATTTCCTGATGGACTGTATTCTCTGCCTGTAGCAGTTGCACTTAGGTTTATTCCACCAAACATTGATGCTTGTGATGGAGTGCTCAATCTTGGGTCAACTTGTGCTCTAATATATGGGTATTTCTGCCTTGCTGTTGCTATCTTTTCTTCAAGTGTTTCGGTATATTTAGGATTCCTAAATGGTGCAACACGAACATCAAATACACCATAAGGTGGATTGTATGTTGCTCCTGCGTCAGCTAAAGCTGTAAGTAACCCCTCACCAAACTGTCCTACTGTGCTGTAAGGACTAGGTGGTCTTGATACAGTAGGTTCTGTTACTTCAGATGTAGGCAAATTAAAATCAAAACCAAACTTAGTGTCGGGTGGTGTAAATGTTTGCTGTCCACTTACATAAGGATTAGGGGTGACACTCGGTGGGTTATATCGTGGTGCATTACGTCTGATTTCTAGTCCACCCGGTAAACGAATGTTATCACTAAATGCACCTGTATTCGCACGAAGTGTGTCCATTAAACTTGGACTGAGTTCATTTGATCGTTGTGCAAATCCTTGTTTGTATACGACATCACCACCAGGAACATATTGAGAGAATATGCTTGGTATTCTGCTGTTGAAGTCTTGTAATGTAGGGCGTGGAGCTGCAGAATCCCCAAGTGCGGCATAGTATCTACGAGGTGCGGCAGCAGGAGCATCAATAGGTGGTAAAGGTGAACGCACGATAGGTGTTCTATCAATAATAGGACTTGTGTCACGAAAACCACTAGGTTGTCCTACATTTGCTCTTAGCAAATCATTAATATTCGTATCACTAACAGACGGAACAGATGATCTTCGAGGAGATGGTCTTGGTGCAACACCTGCTCGTGACTCAACACCTCTAATATCTCTCTCGATACCTGCTCGTCTTTGAGTCATTTCTGATTCTGATAGCTTCTTTCCACCTCTAAAAACAAGACTACTTCTTTGTCTTTTTCTTAGATCTGCTATTTTCTGTTTGTCACGTCTTGATAATGCCATCTCTACCTCGCTAATGGATTACTGTTTTCTAATTCAATTTCTTCTATTTTTAGTTCTAACAATTCAACCTGTTTTTTCAATACTTCTAGGTTGGTTTTGTTGGTGCTAATATTTTCGGCTATTCGTGCAGAGTCGGTATTCCATATCCTGTTAGACTCGCCTAGTTTCTCTCTAAATAAATCTTTCGCTGTTTCTATCTTTTCGTAGACAGGCTCTAAATCAGTTTCTTGTACGATAACGTATTCACGGCCCTCTAACTGCTCTAGTCTGTTTTCAAACTTACCATATGTGGTAAATCCTGCACCAATAGCTCCGATTACTCCGATTAGCGATACAATACCTGCTAAATTGTTCTTTAATTGCTCTATTTCCTCATGTTGTATCGCCTTGTACTTCTAAACATTCAAAGCCGATTGCTATTTGTTCCTCACTTACCCTTGTTACGTCAATATTTGTATAGACATCAAGTGCGTCTGCATGACCTGTCACCATACAGCTATACCAATCGTTGAATATTGTTTCGTTCTGTAATGGTGGTGCACAAATGTCGTTTGCTATACTGCAGATATACAGCATAAGTATAAAATTCATTTTCCTGTACTATTTCGGACTTCATTGTCCTTGTATTCTTGGATAATCTTTTGTTGGGCTATCCATTCATCGTAATCAGGTCTTAGTTTAGGATATTTCGTATATATGGCTAAAGCATCTTCACCAATTAATGACTTCCCATCTACGTTCACAGGGCAGTAAGTGCCTGCAGAGTGCATAGCGACCCATACGTCTTTACTTTGGCAATGCAGACTAATTGCTGCCACTTTCATGCCTAAATCGTTCAAATGACGACTATTCTTAATACGTTGGCAGTTCTCATCGGTGTATGTTCCACCACCTGATATACCAAAGTTAAATGTTTGCACACCTGCTGATATAGATAAAGAGCAAGTATCGATTCCATTAGATAATCCGGGAGCAGATGCTGTAGGGGGTGCTGATCTAATATTTGATGTACTGTTTGATGTAGTTGAATTATCAACACTCGCAGCACCTGAATAATCGTTATTTGTAGTCGTTGTCATACCACCTGAAATAAGTGTATTTGAACCTGACTCGTTATTCTGTGTGTTTGCGTTGGCATCTTTCATTACTGATAACACGATAAGTACAATAAATGCTGCCCATACTATCCAACTGATAGTCTTATCAAATTTTGTAAATTTCATTATTTTTTCCATTTAGATAAAGTGTTTACTCCGAAACTGCCTGCTACGATAGTCAAGATAATGTACCAAAATTCAGTTGGTGCATTTTGCAACAGTTCCCACCCCTTGACCATATGAGGTTGAGTCTGAGGAAAAAAATGTGCACCGAGTAAAATCGTGAACACTATGGTTAGGTATTCATCTTTAAGGGAATTATTCATACCCTTTGCCTGAGCTTTTCTAACCTCTGCGTCTGCTTTATCTATTGCTTTTTGTGCTTCAATCTTTGCATAGTCGATTGAACGTGCAGCTTCGATTTCAGCATTTCTCTGTATCGCTTTCTTTTCCATAGAGTGCTTGACTCCACCGATAACTTTATCAGCGACAATCTTTGTTATGGGATTAGAAAGTAGTGAAAGAAAAGGTATCATTTAATTACCGAATATTTTCATTAAACCAACGACAGCAGCAATAACCCCACCAATCCATAGCACAGCTTTGACACTACCATTGCCATAAGACATTCTGATTTTTAGGTCTGTTATGTCTTCGCTATTCTTTTCTACACATGCGTGTATTCGGTCTATCTTCTCTGATAAGACTGCAAGGGTTATATCTTTATCATCTGCCATTTTTGTGTTCCTAGTTGATTACATGTAAAGGGTCGTAGTTCCAAACGACACAATGCAGTCCATCAATATCTGTTTCACTCATTTGATTTGTTTTCATTGTTTACTCCATAAATTATTGAGAATGAGGTAGATGGTGGTGTGGTGGTATCTACCTCATTTTTTTTTTGATTAACTAAGAAAGTTATTTTGTGTCCTCAACCCAACTTTCTGTTTCTTCATTCCATTTGTAGAATAGTCCATCATTAGGATAAGCTATTGGTGAATCCCAACAACAAGTATCTTCATTAAGAACCCAACTTGGATATGGTTGAGGGGGGATAAACGCATCTCTGTCGGAGTCATAACTATAACCAACACCTGCATAATTTTTTCTTAAAGCTACCCCATCATCAGGTGTATTACTATTGGGTGCATAATGAACCCCCATTCTTGTATTGTATGATGTTTTAATCCATGTTCCGTCTAACGTATCGATGAAATCTTGCTCTGCCACAATAACTTCAACAACAATACCATCTTCTACTTTTGCAAAATGACTCATAAAATCCTCTCAATCTATGCGTATCTAAATATAACTATTCCTGACCCACCTGAGCCTGATGTACTTCCATTACCACCACCTCCACCACCACCTGTGTTAGCATAACCTGATTCTGATGTTCCATTTGAATATGAATCACCACCTCCACCTGTACCACCATTACCATTTTGAGGATATTTGTAGTACCCACCTGAGCCACCCCCTGCGAACCACCCTGACTCACCATAAGTAGTTCCGAATGTTGAACTTAAGTTTAACCCTACACCACCATGACCAATACCTGACCCACCTGTATCTGTTCCTTGTGCTCCTGCACCACCACCTCCACCACCACCATTACCTGAACTAGCTGAACCTGAATACCCACCTCTGTTTCCTTGTCCACTCGTTCCACTACCCGGTGAACCTGCAAAAGTTGCTCCACCACCTGAACCACCACTATAACCACTTTGATTTGGGTCAGTTGCCCCACCACCACCTGCAACAGCTGTCAGACTAATAGCACTAGTATTTGTACCACTTGCACCATGACCACCTGACTGTGGTCCACTTGTACTATAACCACCTGCACCACCTGCACCTATTGTTATGGTGTAAGCTGCAGGAGTCAACGTGGTTGTATTGGTAATTAACCCACCTGCTCCACCTCCACCGGGACCCCACCATGAACTTTGTCCCCAACCTGCTCCACCACCACCTGCTACGATTAAATAGTTGACTTCACCACCTACTGTTACATCAAAAGTTCCTGATGTTGTAAAGGCATGATATGTGAATGCACCATCAGTAGTGATAGTGCCACCTGTTGCAGTAAATCCAATCTCTCCACCTTTAAATCCACCACTAGAACCACCTCCTAAAGTAGATAGCATAGGTGAGAATAATGGTTTAAATCTTGTAATTATATCGTGCATTTTTTTTCCTTATTTATTATCTTTAAGCATATTGTGATTGTGTGCCCAAAACTGTAAAGGTTGAGTCTGCTGTTTTAATAATAGTAAATTGATATACATCAATACTACTTTCATTACCACCTGATGGTGCAGTTCCACCAAACCATTCAGGTGTCACAGCACTACCATCGATTTGGTAAGTGTTTAGATAATAAGCTGTCGGTCCTTGTGACATAAGAACAGCAAAAGTCATAGACTGCCCAACAGACATAATAGAGTTTAAGGTGTTTGAGCCATCACCCCTAAAATTAATTGTTCTATTTGCAGTTTGGTTTACATTGAAAAACATAACAGCTTGTGTAAGTGCATCAAAATTTATTGTTCCTGTTGTAGAAGAATCAATAGTAGCTTTTTCGGTTACTTCTGCAATAGTTGTCGTACCTGTAATTGTTAAACTATCAGCTATGGTCACACTATTAGCAAGTTTATCGCCTGTGACTGCATCGTCTGCAATGTGTGCTGTATCGATACTACCATCGACATAATGTTCTGAGTCGATTGAGTCGTCAGCTATTTTTGTTCCATCTACTGCGTCTGCAGCGATTGATGCTGTATCAACTTGTGCGAAACTAAGTTGTGCTGCACCATCTGTTTTGAGGAAGTAGTTTGCTGTGCCATCTGCTTGTGGGAAGTTTAATCCATCGAGGATTAAGTTACCTGTACCATTTGGTGTTAAACTTAAATTTCCATTTGTATCTGTTGATGTTATTGAGTTTGCATCAATTTGTACGTTGTCGACCTTTATTGTGCCGAGTGATGATGTACCTGCATTTAAATCTGCAAGGTGACTCATTATTTCTCTAATAGCATTATTGACGTTGCTAGGTTGCATACCCTCGTCAATATTAATACCACCGACATCAGTATTCGATGCAGCAGTTGAACTGTAGTCTGATATTGCGTTTTTTACCATTGTTTATTCTCCTATAGTAAACCTTGTCGTTCTGTTCCGTATTGTTCTTCTTGTTGTGCTCCTACTTGACGTAGTAATCCTGCCACATTTTTATTAGGTGTGACAGAAGCGATACCTCTACGAAGTTGGCCACCTCTATAAGCAGTACCACCTGCTAATCTAGGACTAACAGCAGCAAGACCGATTAGTCCGGGTATAATATTACCTGTCGCAAGAGCTGCACCACTTGCTGTAAGACCTGCTCCTGGTAATAAAGCCGTTGTCAAACTTCTTGACAGACCTGTTGGTAATGGGGCACTAAGAACATATCCTGATAACATAGCTAATAATTTATCATAGTTAGGCATAGTTCTTAATACATCTGATGCTATACCCTTTTCTTTTGACAGAGTGCTTAACAATTTATTAACAGCAGTCTGTCTTGACCCTCTTGCTCTGCCCACACTTAATTCTGTAACTACATCTTGAACGGCTGCTGCTACATCTGAATAATCATCTAAGAATTCTTTATATCCCTTTGGTGCTAGTTCAGTAGTGGTATCAGCAACTTGTTTTCTGATAGAACTATAACTTTGCATAGCGTCAGCATTGTCTAATGGTGCTTTTAACTGATTTAACTCTTGCCTTAATTTATCTAAATCAGCAACAGTATCAAGTTTTCTGTCTTTATCCTTTATTAGTCGTTCCATTCTTTTTAGAATTTGATCTCTTGGAGCTCCTTTAGCGACAACATTTTCCATTCTATATACATCAATGATATTTTCTATTCTACTTCTTACTTCAGGATTTACTTTCGTTCTTTCCATTTTAGGAAGAAAGTCAGTTTCTTTCTTTTTAAAAATTTCTCCTTTTTCTGATTTAAGAGATTGCAGACCCTCTTGAGCTTCTCTCAATATATCTGCTTCACTTATCTTACCCGTCAGAGCATCGTTAAAAGACTTCTGCTGAATTTCTTTACCCTTACCACCTTGAGCAGCAACCCTTAAAGGTGTAGACCCTGTACCTGTAATTGTTCCTGATAACGTGGATAACCCCTTACCTGTGACATCAGCAGCACCTTTTATTGCTTTTGCTCCTAATAATGTAGGGTCTGTATATCTTCCAACTTTAGTGGCAAAATCAGCAGCTTTAGTTGCTGTGCCTGTTGCTCTAACTCCTATTCCTGTTCCTGATGCAACTAAAGCAACATCACCCAAAAATCCCACAGGGTCTTGGGTAATGGTGTTGACTATATTTTCCTTACTACCATAACGATCAATAAAGAACTGACCTACCTGTCTTGCAACTTCTTCGTTACCCTGTTCACCAGGCATAGCAAGTTGAACAATGCCACTACCTAGTTCGTATAAATTTACAGCTGTTTTAATCGGGTGAAGTACAGGATTTAACATATCCATTCCGAATCTGTAAGCAGAGCCAGGTATATTTCTAAAAGTCTCCATAACTAGACTTCCACTTGTTGACCTCATCAACGCATCTTCGTCAACTTCTTCTCTGTCTCTTTGGTCTTGTTCTACATCTTGTGGAGTGTCGTCTTCAACTAATCCGTATTTTCTTTTTAATTCTAATGCTGTTGGCATAGTAACCTCTTATTTCAAAATAATAGTATTTGATGGTAAATTGTCTGCGTCTGTCATCTTAGCTAAATCATCTAAAGTAATAAAGTTGTATATTCCTGAAATCATCTTCTTTTCTTCTTCTGTTACAGCAACAGGTTGATTTATAGCATTAGCATCTTCTATCCTATCAATCACACTACTAAATTCTTGTGCAAATTGAGTAGCAGAAACATCTCCTCTTTCTGCTGTCATATTAATAACATAGTTAGCTCTTGTTTGGTCAATCTTCGCTGCCCTTATAAGATTTTCTATTATTAATCTGTTAGTGTCTTCGTCATTTTTCAGAGATGGTAAAGCTCCCTCATATAACTCAATTTCAAAATTAGAGGTAGCACCTGCACCTGCTGGTCTTACATTAGGGATTAATCTATTAATAATTGTTTGGAATTGAGTTTGTATAGGAACAGTTGTGTCACCTGTCCAACCTAACGATCTCAACCATTGTCTGCTTTCAAAAGATGCTGACTCCCAACGACCACTTTTGAAATTCTCATCATTTATTATTCTTAATAATTTTTGTCCATCAGTAATCTGTGTATTAGACTGTCCTAATATCGGAACATATATATCTTTTATCTGTTCTTCATTAGCATCTTCAAAACGAGCAAGTCTCATTTGCTCATTGTCATACTCATAAGTAGCTTGCGTTCCGAATTTCTGCAATCTATATCTAGGGTCACTAGCTAGGTTAATCAAATATTGATTGTCTTTAGAGCCATGACCAACTATCTGCCCTGTCTGCTTATCATATACTTCAATTTCCAAAGGATTTCCTTGTCCTGCAAAATTCTCATACATTTCAAATGCTTCAGTCATTGGTACTCCCTCAAGTAAAGCTACACCAAGAGCAATCTTTCCAAATGCCTGTTTATTATCAAATAATCCTTGCAGATTAGATAAAATAGAATTTGCCTTATCTTTCTTTTCTTTAACATCTACATCTTCACCAACCATTCCAAAGTCAGCATCTT